ACCTGCAGGCGATGATTGGCGCCATCGAACAGGAAGGTCGAACCGTCCTTGTGATAGATGTCGCCCGGCTCATAGCTGCGGCTCTCGTCAAAGCCGCCAACATCGCGCTGGCCGGCTGTCCCGAGGCGCTTCCAGTGCGGGCTATCGCCGGGTTCTTCCGTGGTGTCGCAGACGGCCTGATATGAACGGCCAATGTAATGCTGGACGCACTTGCCTTCGCGATAGATACCCGGTTCCCAAGGGTTGACCTCTACAGTCTTCGTGACGATGGAGATAAACCACTCATCACGGGCCAAATGCTTGGCTACCTCGGCCGCATCAGCATCTTTTCCGTCAACGCCATCGCGACCATCGGTGCCGGGCGCACCCGCCTCGCCAGCCGGGCCTGTGATCTCTGAAATGTGGTTGGCAATGATCGCTTCGACCACCTCGGCGACATCGACAGACTTGCCGTCCACACCGTCACGGCCGGAGGCGCCGACATCGCCCCTGTCACCTTTCAGGGCAGCGCGGAATTCATCGTCAGCCTTCAGCTGGGCGGCAATGGCATTATGGTCGGCATCCTTGCCGTCCACGCCATCGCGGCCGTCCTTGCCATCAATCCCATCCCTGCCCGGCTCACCCTTCAGGCTCGACCGAAACGCCTCATCACCCTTCAGATGCGCGGCAATAGCGTCATGATCGGCATCCCTGCCGTCGACGCCGTTGACACCGTCAACACCGTCCTTGCCGTCACGACCCGGCTCACCCTTCAGGCTGGACCGGAACGCCTCATCACCCTTCAGATGCGCGGCAATGGCGTCATGATCGGCATCCCTGCCGTCGACGCCATCGCGGCCGTCCTTGCCATCGGCACCCGCAGGGCCGGGCGACAGCGCGATGCCGTCAACCCGCTTTTCCAGGCTCACCAGCTGTTCGATCACCGGATCGAGTATCTCAACGAGCTTCTTCTCGATCATGCCGCGGCTCTCTTCTGCTGCATCCGGGTGAAGAGCAACGCCTTCATAACATCCACATCGATGTCGCGCTGCTCTGCGGGCGGGGCATCTTCGCCATCACCACCCTGTGTGTCGGTAGATGCCGGTGCCGGTGGCGGCGCGGCCAAACGCGCGGCCTCCGCATCAAGGAGGTCACCGATCTTGTCGATTGGAACCATTTGCCGCTGAAGGTAAGCCGTGTTACCGCCCTTCACCGGGGCGTAGCCCTCACGGTTACGGGCTTCGTCAGGCGTCAAAAGTCCGCCCTGGACAGCCTTTGTCAGCCCGTCGATGCGACCGGCAAAGTCGGTACGCAGGAGGGCGCTGACATCCAGTTCGATGTATTCATTGCCACCCGTCAGGCCGAACAGGCGATCAAATGCCCGCTCTGTATGCTCGAGGTATGAACCCAGCGACATCGACAGGAAATGCTGAACGAGGATTTCAGCATTGCTCAGAGTGGCGTGCGATAAATCGCCGACGAGCGGCGGCGGGACGCCGAACACCCGGCAGATGTCCTCAAGGCTCAACCGCTGGGCTTCGACCAGCTGCGCGTCCTGAGAGTTGATCGACAGCGGCTGGAACTTGAGGCCGCCAGCCAGCACCGGGATCTTGCCGGCAGACATGCCCTGCGCCTGCTCTTCGAAGGCAAGGCGAAGCGTCGTCATCTGCTCGCGGGTCAGCACCTGATCCGTGGAGATGATACCAGAAGGCCGGTTCATGTTGCTGAAGAAGGTCGCCTGCGTCCTCGACAGCGACACGTTGATGCCAATGGCAAGCGCGGCAGCCTTGATGGGTGATTCCCCGACCAGAGGATGGCGCGGCGTGTGGAAACGGAGGTGGAGGATGTCCCGCGCCGGCACGATGTAATCCGTCCCGCCGGGCGCCAGCGGGCTTTCGCCAACGGCATAAAACACCTCACGGGTGTCCTCGTCGATGATGGGCGAGCAGACGCCACGCGGCAGCAGATGCAGCGAATCCACCTCGAAACGGTCGTTCCGGGTCGCAATCGCGAAAGCCTCGCCGTCGAACAGCGCGGTCGCGATCAGGTTCAGTATGAAATCAGGCGAGGACTGATATGAATTCGGGTTCAGGAGAACGCGGTAGGCCGCGCTAGTCCGAACCTCTTCGAAGCGGCCATTTACCACCCGGATGTGCTTCGGGTAGCACTGCGACATCGCACGGGCGATTGCCATCACACAGGCGTAGACAGCAGGAACAGACCTCGCGCCGCCATTCAGCGCCAGATCGCGCTGGAAGCCATCCTCAAGACGGCCAAGGGAATACCAGCCACCAGAGGGAGCCTCGCCGTAGAACGGGCCACGCTGAGAGCCTTCAGCCCCCAGCCCAAGCCAGCTCTTCATTTTTGCGACAGCCCCCATCAGGGGTTAACCCGCGGTCTTGGTAGCGGGCGACCGCTTGCTACGCATCACTTTCGTGTCGTAGGAGGAAGCGTCAACAGTAGCCTGACCAATCAGCGGCTCCGCTGGATTGACGACGCCGGGATCAAGCGGGGCCGCCTCGGCCTTCTGAATTTCCTTGAAGTACAAAGCGCCGACAGCCGTATCCTGCACGGCACCTGACTTGATAAGCTGCTGCGCCAGAACATCAGCGCAAGCAACGAACCCGGTCTGGTTCTGCAATTCGGGAAGCGGTTTGTAAGCCCATACCAGTGTCTCAGTCATGCTGTGGTTTCCTTGTTGTCGAGATAAGCCCAGCGGTAGCCGGCGCATTTCTTAAGCCTCCCCCTGCACACCTTCACGATGTCAGACGGGCTGCGCGAAACATTCGATGCGGCGATGGTTGCGGTCGGGAAGACTTCGCCAGTGTCGATGCATATAACAGCCTTCGCGACGGCACTCTTTGCGCCGACAAACTTGCCGATCAGGCTAGCGGAAACCTTCTTGCGGGTTTCCACATTCTTCATCGGATTGCGGTCACCAAGCAGACGGGCAGAGCGCACCGCCTTCACTTCAGGCTTGGCACAATGCTCGACCATTGCTGCGGCCACTTCCGCCACAACGATGGGATCGTGCATCGGGTTGCTGACCACGAAATTGTTGCTGGCAAGGAAGACTTCAGCGTCATCCGACCATTTCTTGGCAGTCGCAACGCTGTAGTTCTTCCTCGCACGCTCGGTGCGCTTACCTGCATTCATCTGGGCAATGCGCCGCTCACCAGCTTCGCCCGTGAAGAGATTCGCGACCGATGCGGACCTCTTGGCCTTGGCAGCCTCGGAATGGGCAAGGGCAGAAAGCCGCCCGTCCTGATGCTGGCGCAGGGCGATCTCACTGCGGACTTTCGCGCCCTCGCGGCGGGCGATCTCGACCCAACGGCGCTTGGCGTAGACCACGCGGCTACGGGTGGAACCCTTCATGTCCACAAGGGCCTCGACGGCCCGCCACTGGTTTCCGCCATGAATCTTGGCGAGGAGAAGATGGGCGAAGTAGTGATCGCCCGCTGTCAGGCGGATGAGGTTCGATGCCTCGTTACCGCCGCCCAGGCTCTTGGGCAGGATGTGATGATTTTCGGTATAGCCCGCGAGGCCGGCCTCTTTCAGGCGGCGATCAGCGATGAAATCCATGTAAATGCGCTTGTAATCCACAACTACCCCCAGATTGGTAGCTTTAATATGTGTTACATTATATTGCGCTTCAAGCTTTTTTGTCTTACATTCCCCAATTGAAGGAGAAAAGCCATGCCCAAAGGACGACCGACCAGCGACAACCGGATGATGGATACCGTCACCTTCCGCATCCCGGCGGAACTCAAAGCCAGAGCAGACGCCGCCGCTAAGGCCGAAGATCGGCCTCTGGCTAGTTGGCTGCGAATGGCAATTGAGGCTCATCTTAAATCCCAGAAGAAGTGATGCCGGCCGGGGCATAATACCCCGGCCAACACATTTGCATTGTTACCACGCACAGCCAGTGATGGTCTGCACAGCGCCAGCGCGGAGCAGCGCCCAGTCGAGTTCCCACACCGTGCGGAGCGCAGCCGATGCGGTCTGGTACAGCGAGCGAACCGGAGCCGCAGCCACGCCAGCACCATCAACGATGGGCAGCGGGGTGGTGTCTTCTTCGTGGATGGAAGCCACCTCAGTACCCATGAAGCGCGGAGCGCCGCCAGCGAACGCGAGTTCGGCAGCGTCGATCAGGAACACGATGTCGGACGGCACGTTGGTCGAGACGACCACCGGGATGCCCATGAGGGTGTTCTGGCTGGCATCAGGGAAGGTCGGCGTACCGGCCGCCGTCACCGACAGCTGCACACCCCAAGCGCGGGCCGGGTTCATCACCCAAACCGGACGGCGACCCATGTTCTGGGAAGCCAGCTGCTGCAGACGACCGCGAACGTCGGCCATGATGTTGGCAGACGAGTTGCCAGCCGAAGCGGCCGTGTTGGAGCCGGTCGCGAAGGTCTGCATGCCAGCCGGTGAGATGGGCGAACCAGGGATGTTCGACAGGAACATCTGGTCGAGCTTGGTCGCCGTGTCCGCGATCATGGCGTCACGGATGATCTGCTCAATCGACGGGGTCGAACGCTCGAGCAGTTCCATCGTGTAGGTGCCGATGACGCCCATCGACTTCGGCGACAGGGTCGCGGAGGTCAGGGAGATCGCACCCACGCGGATCGGCGCACCCTCGGCGCGGAAGGCCGCAGCGAGGTTCGGGTTCAGGCTGGCGGCACGCTGCGGGATCTTGATCGACGCAGCACCGTTGAACTCATAGCGGGTCATCGGGATGCGCGGGATCACGGATTCGCCGCGGAGCAGGTCCATGAAGCCGGCGTAGGATTCGCGAACCAGTTCCTGCGCCCAGCCCGGCACGTTCGTCATGGCGGGGTTCTGGGTGGCCTTGGTGACGATGCCGGCGACGGACTTGACGACTTCGTCGTCGCCGTAGCGGGCTTCGATAGCCATCTCGACCGGGATGCGCTTCACATAGGCATCGAAAGCGACGAGAGCGGACTTCAC